ATTGGTCAACTCAGTGATGAAATAGAAGAATTTGAAGAAGATTAATAATTGAATTTTGGGTGTATAGTGCTTGTCTGTAGGTTCAGACAGGTATTTTTATGTCCAAAATTATATAAAATGTGAATTTTAAGGAATAAAAAGGAGTGGTTTAATTTGGCAAGTACAAAGAATAAAAAAGCAAGTACAGAAATATTAAGAAATTCTTGTACTTGTTGTGGAGCAAACAACTCAAAAGATTTTTATAAAAGTTTTAATCCAATTCAAAAACAAACTCAGCAATTATCAGTTTGTAAGTCATGTGTTGAGATTGAATTCCAAAAATATTTGGGTAAATATCAAGATGGTAAACTTGCTATGTATTATTTATGTAGAAAATTTGATATCTTTTTTTGTGTAAATGCATATGAAGGGGCGGTAAATAACTCAGCAACTACTGGATGGACAATTATTCAATCATACTTTAAACAAATTAATTCTTTTAGAAATGAAGATTATGTAAGTAAGAACGGATATTTAATTACTTTTGATGAAAGTTTTGATTTTCTTGACAGAGTTTTATTGGAAAATTCAAATGATAATGAAATTAAAAGCACTAAAAAAGAAAAAACTCCAATTAATTTTTCAGATTCAGATAAACAAAATCAAAATGATGTAATTAGATTATTAAAATATGATCCATTTATTGATGAAAGCTATGAGATAAAAGGATTCTTATATAATAAGCTGATCGATTTTCTTGATGAAAACACACTGAATGATAGTTTTAAACTTCCTATAGTAATTGAAATAGTCAAAGGATTTGGTCAAGCTGAAAAAATAAACAAAGCCTTGTCACAGATAGATATAACTAATGATATGACAAAAATAAAAGATATAAAAATTTTATCTGATACAAGAAATGATATTTTAAGAGTTACTTTAACAATGGCTAAAGATAATGGAATATCAGAAAATTATAGTAACAATAAATCAAAAGGTGCTGGAACATTGTCTGGTATCATTAAAGACTTACAAGAAAAGGGAATACGTGATGCAGAAGTGAATTTATATGATATAGAAACTTGTTCGGGCATGAAACAGGTTGCTGATATTAGTAATAAAAGTATTATTCAACAATTAATGCTCAATGAAAATGACTATGTAGATATGATAAAAGATCAAAAACAGTTAATTCAAGATTTAGATGATAAATCAATTAAATTAGAAGAAGATAACAGATTATTAAAATTAAAACTAAAGGGTTTAGAATCATACTTAAAAGATAATAAAATTCTAAGGGACGAGGTATAGTCTATGGAATTTTATTTAAAGCAATCAGATGTCGAAATATCGCAAAGGAGATTAGAAGGATATTTGAAACTTGCTGAATTAGTTCAGTGGGGAAGAATGCATCCTACTAGATTCTGTGAAAAAGTATTTGGCATTGAATTTTTAGATAACCAAAAATATGCTTTCATGATGTCTTGGACTACACCTTTTAATGTATGGTGTCAAAGTAGAAATAGTGGAAAATCTACACTACTTGCCCCATTTACGATGGCTAAGACATTATTAATACCAAATTTTGAAGCATATATAATAAGTGGCACTGGAAGCCAAGCACAAGAAACTTTTCTAAAGATTGAAAAAATTGCAAAAAAAGAAATTGCATCTTTTGCTGGATTGACAGACGTATTCTTTAACGAAACCGTAAAAAGTTCAGCTAATAGAGATGGATTTACACACAACCCAGCGTCATTTAAATACCACCTATATAATAATAGCGTAGCATACTCACTGAATGGTAACATAGATGGAATAAGAGGTAAAAGAGCAAACTTAATCGCTTTTGATGAGGCTGGATTTATACCTCATGATTTATTTGTTGCTGCTATGCCATTTATTACACAAGATAGTAATTTTAAATTAGGTGGAAAAGTAGATATAACAACATTACCAAAAGAGTTTCCAAATCAAGTTATTATGGCAAGTTCAGCATCAAGTACGGATACATATTTTTGGGAGAGATATAAAGAATACTCAAAAAAAATGTTTTTAGGTGATAAGAAATATTTTTGTATAGATGTAAATGCGGAAATTGTTCTAAATCCTACATTTAATGGTAGAGCTTACCCTCCGCTTGTTAGAAAAGAAGTAATTGACAATGCGATGAAAGATAATAAAGAAAAAGGACTCAGAGAACATTATAATATATTCTCTACAGAAGGTGGAGAAAATCAAGCAATTAAACGTGCGATAATAATAAGGAATAGTGAAATCAGAGTACCTTTGCTTGCTAACGATGGTGGTAAAAAGTTTGCAATAGCATATGATCCTGCTAGAAGCTTTGACAACGCAATAAGTATGGTGGGCGAAATATATTTAGATGAAAACATAGGATACAAGATGAGAATCTGTAGTGGAGTTAGTTTTGTTGATATAGCTAAAAAGAAAAAAACACCAATGAGAACACCCGAACAGGTCGAATTTGTAAAACAATCACTTCTTGATTATAACGGTAATAATGCTGCTGATTATGAAAATATAGAAGCACTTTTGATAGACGCTGGAGCTGGCGGAGGCGGTCATATTATTGCTGATTATTTTATGGAGGAATGGATAGACACAAAAGGACTTAAGCACAAGGGTTTAATTGATAAAATAGAATGTGTTGATTATGTCTCTAAGTTTCCAAATGCAGTAGATAAATTAAAATTAATGAATCCAAAAAAATATAAAGTTGAGATGTATGATGCTTTGGTTGAAATGCTTGGGCTTGACTTAATTTCATTTACGGATGAATACGATATGAAGGGTTATTTGAATATATTTGAAAACTCAGAAGTTGAATATAGTGATGAAAAAAATAATAAGAAAAAAGAAATTCAAGTAAATACAAAAACACATAAACTATCATTTGATGAAGAATTAGCCTTAAAAAATATCGATTTATCAAAAGAAGAATTAGTTAATATTTTTAGATATGATGGTAAAAGCGGTGGAAGACAATATGATTTAGCTCCTGATAAAAAAACTAAAATGCATGACGATAGAGCCTATTGTTTAGCTATGCTCGCTTGGTATCTACAACAATTAAGAAGAAAAAATATAACTCATAAAAAAAATGATGCCAATATAGACATCTCAAAACTATTTAATTTCCGTCAACCTCAAATACGCAAGCGCTAATAATGTAAAATATAAAATAAAGGTGGTGAAACATTGAGTGAAGTAAAAGAAACAACAAAGATATTAACTCAAGCAGAAAAAGATAATGTGCAGTTTCAAAAATTATTGCAATTCGCAAATTTAGCTAAATATTTAAAGAAAGATTTAAATAGTACTCAACAAGTTCAATATACTTTTCATAAAAATTTCAATAAAGATGAAGTTATGAAGTGGCAAGCGAATCCTCAAAAATATGAAAAACAACTTCGCAATCTTTCAAGATTTTTATATGATACATCAAGTCATTATAAACGCTTGGTTCAATATTTTGCGACAATGTTAACTTTTGATTATTATATAGAGCCTTACGGAATGACTGACTTTGAACCTACTAAAGAATCAATTTTAAAAGTTCAAAAGAAATATATAAGCATAGTAAATTTATTAGAAGTAATGAATTTAAAGCATGAGTTTTTAAAGGTGTGTGAAAGAGCATGGATAGACGATGTTTGCTATTTTTATGAGTATAATATGTCAGATTCATATTTTTTAATGAATTTAAATCCAGACTATTGTCAAATTAGCGGAATAGAGGATGGGTCATTGACATTTAGCTATGACTTTTCATTTTTCACTACATATCCTAAAGAATTGGATAAATATGCAGAAGAATTTAAAACAAAATATGAATTATATAAAAGTGATAATAAAAAATATAAATGGCAGGAAATAGACCCTTCTAAAAGTTTATGTATTAAAGTTGCCGAAAATGTTGATTATCCGATTCCTCCATTTGCAGGATTAGCTGAAGAAGTATGGGCGTTAGAGGATTATAAATCTTTAAAATTATCAAAAACTGAAATGGAAAATTATTTATTATTAATAGCAAAGATTCCATATTTAAAGGAGTCAGGAGTTGCTAATAATTTTGCTTTAGAAATAAATAAAGCAATAGAATATTTTGATCTTATGATGGGTAGTCTTCCCGACCAGTGTGGTGGATTACTTTCGCCCTTTGAGAGCGTAGAGGCAGTTAAGGTTGATAAAAACGATAAAGATAATGATAAAGTTAGCGAAGCTCAAAAATCATTATATGATGCAGCAGGGGTATCCTCATCATTATTTAATAGTGACGGGTCAGCTGCCACTGTATCTAAAAGTATTTTGGTTGATGAAAATGTTGTGTTTAAGGTGTTGCGTCAACTAGAACGCTGGATTAATAAGAGACTTAAAGATGAAAACAAAGTTATTAAATTTAAAGTGCAGTTTATCGATATTACTAGATTTAATCAAAATGATTACATTAAAAATTTAAAAGAAGCTGCTACATTGGGACTTCCAGTAAAACTAAAATATAATTCGGCAATTGGGCAATCTCCGAGTTCCGCAATACATATGGAATTTTTAGAAAATTCGGTATTGGGCATTTCAGAAAAATGGATTCCATTACAATCTAGTCATACAACTAGTGGAGATGGCGGAAGACCTACGGTTGATGAAGGTAAATTATCCGAATCTGGAGCGAAAACAAAGGAAAATGACTCAAATAACAAAGAGGCGAGAAATTAAATCAAATAACTCAAAGGAGGTGTCTTAATTGGCATCTTTTATTTATTGTATGGACGAAAAAACAAAAAACGAACTCATTTCTAAGGGTTATAAATTTATAAAACAGGAATCCATACAAAATAAATCTGCTTGGATTTTTGAATATAAACCAGAATTACAATTTGATGTAAATGATAAAACAAAATATTTTACATCTAATACTATGCGTTTTTAAGGAGGTGAAATCTTGAGTGAAATAAAACAATTAAGATGTAAAGCAATTTTTGATTCTAATATAGAAAAAATAAACCCTCTTTTTTCAAAAGTAAAAATTAGAATAGCATATACGGGAACTAATAGAAATAATTCTTATATTTCTAAAGAGTCTTTTGAAAAGGCACTTCCCACAATTTATAACTGTCCAATAATAGGTGAGTTTATAGAGACTGTTGAAGATTGGGGTTCTCATGGTGGCAAAATTGAAATCAGTGATAAAGGAATAAAGTATATTCAAACAACTAAGCCATATGGAGTTATAAATGAGACCTCAGAAATAACTTGGGAAGATGTTGTTGAAGAAGATGGAGCTATTAATACATATCTTTGCGCTACTGGATATTTGTGGACGGGCAGATATGAAGAATTAGATTCTGTGCTAAAAAACTCAAAAAGCCAATCAATGGAAATTGAAATTTCTAATGGCGATTTTAAAGATATTAATAATCAACAAGTATATGCCATAGAAGACTTTGTTTTTAGTGCTTTTTGTATATTAGGAGATAGTGTTGAGCCTTGTTTTGAAAGTTCTACAGTAACTTCTTATAATTTTAATAAAGATGATTTTAAAGCAGAATTTAATAAAATGCTCGAAGAATTAAAGCAATTTTCATTACAAAGTCAAGCGTCGTCTTCTGACGTTGATGATATAAAATTTAATAAAGAAGGAGGTAAACATATAGTGGATGAAAAATTAGAATTAATTGCCAAATATAATCTAACTGTTGAACAGTTAAATTTCAACATAGAAGAAATTGAGCTTGAAGAGTTAGAGGTAAAATTACAAGAGTTTTCAACAAATAATGATGAAGATTTAAAAGGAGATAACTCAGTTATTGAATTTTCTGCTACATATCGTCAAAAACGAGAAGCATTATCTAACGCATTAGATCCAAAAATTGAAAAAGATGCAGATGGCAATATAATATACGAAGAGTATATGTGGATTGAAGACTTCGACGATGAATTTGCTTATGTAGAAAAAAGTATTTGGACTGCCGATAATCACGAACGTAAATATGGAAGATTTTCATATACATTTGATGAGTCTGCACTAACAGCAACAATTACATCCGAATTTGAAGAAATGGTTCTTACTTGGTTAACTCTAGAAGAAAATCAGAAGCTTCAAGACGAGAGAAATACAGTTTCGGCTGAATTTGAAAAACTTAAAGTTGAATTTAATGAATATAAAAACAAATATTCAACACCTAATGAAGAAGTTGAAACTCTCAAACAATTCCAAAGTGATAAACTCGCAGAAGAGCGAAAAGAATCTGAAGACGCACTATTTGCACAGTTTGAACAGCTTAGTGGAGTTGAAGAGTTTGAAGAGTTAAAGAAAAAAGCATCTGAATTCAGCATAGAGCAACTTGAAAAAGAAGTTGCTTTTATTATGGTAAAAAACAATGCAATCTTTAAATTTTCAGTAAAACCAGCTACAAAGAATAAAGTAAAAATCGAGTTCACAAAAACAGAAGTTCAAATTGATGAACGAGATGAACTATTCAACAAATATTTAAAGAAAGAATAAGGAGGAATTTTAATTATGGCAAATTACGGAGTAATCAGAATGGATTCAGTTCCAGAGAAAATTAGAAGTGCTAAACATTTAGTTGGTAGCACAGAAACAGCTATAGAAAATGGCAATATCGTTCAGGTGGATGTATTAATAAGCACAGCAAACCGTGAGCTATTTAAGGCTATTGTACCAACAGCTATTACAAATCTAAATGTAGGTGTGGTTTGTACACCAGAAGTTATTTATGATGAAGCTTTAAAATCAACAGGAGCATTAACTAAGTTTATAAATCCTGCTGGAAAACCTATAACTGTAGCTATGCCAGAAGTTGGAAAGTTTTTATCAATTTCTGATGAGTGTATCACAGTAATTAATGATGATGACGACCTTCCTGCTGTTGGAAGTTTTGTTACAGTAACTCAAGGTTCAACAAAATGGACAGAAAAAGCTTCTCTAGGTGGTACTGAAACACTTGCAGGTAAAATAGTTGCAAGAGAGCTTTACAAGAAAGACACTTATCTCAACACAGTAGAAATAGTAGTAGGATATTAATAAACTAAAACATAAAAGGAGGATAATAATAATGAGTGAAAGAATAGAGCTAATTAAATTAGCTAAAGAAACATATAAAAATAGATTTTCGCATGACAAATTTTCTAAGAATGATGCTAATGATGTATTGAGAAACAAATTTATTGAACTCAATGGCGGTTCTAGTAAATTGGATTTCAAGGCACTTCGTAGAAATGGTGCGGAGATGTTTGAAATCATAGAAGAGATTCTTGAAAACACAGTTATCGAAGGACTTCCAGAAGATAGTTTCTTCTCTAAGTTTGTAGAGTATAAGAACGTTGCATTGGGAGATCAGAATAGTTTTTATGTACCTGATAACACAATGTTAGTAGTTTCTGAAATTGCTGATGGCACTACTTCACTAAGAAGACAGAGAATGGACGTAGGTTCTAACGTAAGCATTACTACTTCATGGAAGGGAATCAAGATTTATGAACATCTTTCAAGATTGCTTTCTGGCAGAGTAGACTTCAACGAAATGCTTACGGCACTTGAAAAGGCATTCAAATTGAAAGTTAATGACGATGTATGTAGTGCGTTTGTTGGTTCTTTCGCAAGTCTTCCATCAGGCTTTACAACATCAGGTTCTTTCGATGAAGATTCAATGATTGATATAATTGAGCATATTGAAGCTGCTACTGGTAAAACAGCTATGCTTGCAGGTACTATGAAAGCACTGAGAAAAGTTTCTACTGCAATAGTTTCCGATACTGCAAAAGAAGATGTTTACAAAATGGGATACTTTGGTTCATTCAACGGTACTCCTATGATGAGAATTAAGCAAGCTCATACAGTTGGTACATACACATTTAAATTATCTGAAAATGATATTTATATTGTAACGACTGACGAGAAACCTGTTAAGTTCGTAACAGAAGGTGAAGCAAGAGTTCTTTCTGGCGACGCTATGTCTAACGCTGATATGACACAAGATTATTTCTTCGCTAATCAGTACGGCACAGGTGTTGTAATTACTGACCTTTATGGCAAGTATGAGATATCTGCATAAATAATATAAAATATAAAACTAGGGAGAGTGAAATATCTCTCCTTATTTTTATTGAATTAAAGGAGAAATAATATGGCTAAACGTGGAAATCCAAATTTAAATAAAGTAAAAGCAACTGAAATTGTTGAAGAAATTAGCCCTATCATAAATGAAACAATTAAAGAGCAAGAAGTTAAACCAAAACAGGAAATCACGCCTATGTGGAAACCTGACTTAAATCGTATGATTTATATTAAAAATATATCTAGGGGTAAACTAATATATAAAAGTAAGCGACAAATTGGCTATACTGTAGAATGGGCAAAAAAAGGCGATAAAAATTATCTTGAACTTGGTGAATTCATAAATCTTAAAAATTCTGATAGAAGATTTGTAACAGAACCTTGGATTAGAATAATTGAGGATGATGAAATTGAAATACTGAAATATGCAAATATTCTTCAGTACTATAAAGAGATACTTGGCATTGATAATGTAGCCGATATATTACGCCTTGATTTCGATTCTTTTAAAAAGAAGTTTGATAATTTACCAGAAGGATATAAAAATGCCGTAATTGAACAAGCTGCTGATATGATTAGGAATGGTGAGCTTGATTCAATTAAGATAAAAAATTACATAGAAAAAACTATGGGAATCGAACTAGATATACTGACAAAGGTAAGTAGTAAAAATAATTCAATAGAAATAAAGTAAGGGAGTTGATGATATGGCTACGCCTTACTCTGAAATAGATAATATGTTCTTGAGTGATATATCTGATGATACATTCTTGGATTATATAGATGCAGACAGAGATGAAATTCTTGACAATCTACGAAAAAAATCTGTAACAAGATTCAAAGCTTGTAAAAAGGATTTATATAATAAAGATGATATTTTGGGACAATTTAATGATACTTTAACTGATGAAGAAAAGTTAATTATAGCTACAATTATGAGAAAATATTGGCTTAATGATAAGATTTATAATCTTGACTTAATTAAACAAAGAATGTCATCTAAAGACTGGAAACTAACATCCCAAGCTGAGCATTTGTTACGGTTAACGGTTTTAAATCAGGAATTAGATAAAGAGATTAGTAGAATGATTGTTGATTATACCGTTTATGCATTTAAGGTTGGTGATTAAATGATACAAACTAATTATTCTGTAATTCCAGATGATTTATTCGTTAATTATCTTAATTTCTTAAAAGGGCAATTATATAAAAGTCTTTGTTTAAAAGAAGAAAGTAGTGATACTTTAATTAGTTTTTTAGAATCACTTAATCGTGAACTCATAGGCAATAAGGAATTAATTGCTTTTTTAAAAAATGATGCAAGGTTTATTAGTTTATTGAATAAAGTTCAATTTTTGATTTCAGAATCGGATGCAACTCATGAAGTGTTTAAAAAAGAGATATTTTCTTGCATATCTATAGTCAAAAAACTAGAAGAAAAATATATATAATTATTTTATGTTTAAAATATAAAAGGAGGTATCCAAATGGTATATCGCGATTTAAGCTTACAGAGGAAATGGCACGATGATGTATCACCAATAAATCCATACAAAGCTAGTAAAAACTTTGGTGCTGGTGCTGATGGTACAGTGCATGTTTATTATAGCCAAATTGGCACAGAAGGAAATGACTATTCAATAGAAGTAGTTACACAAGACGGTGCTAATAAAGAAATGAGCGTTGCATTAGCTGATAATAAATTAACTGTAACATTAGGGAAAGATGCTTTAGAAGATATTTCAGTCACTAGTAATACTGCAAAATTAATAGCTGAAGCTATTGATGCATTACCCGAATTTGAAGCAGAATATACTGGAACTGGGGCAACTGCTTATGTAACTCCATTTTCAGAGGTAGCATTTAGCGGTGGAAGCTATGGTACACCTTGCCCAACGGCAGATGTTCTTGTGTTTGTAAGCCCATATTATTACTGGTGTGATCAAGCTGGAAGTAAAAACACTGTATCATGGAAAAGGTTTACTCCTGCTACTTATTAAATTAAATATAATTGTTAGGAGGGTGGACTGTGGCGAGATGGGATTTGTATGAACAAAAACTGAGAATTGATGGAAATACATTGAGAGATAGACAAATAAACTTATCTAAAAAAGCTATTGAAGATTCATTTTTAAGCAGTCCATCTTATAAACAAGGCACTATCAATGATAATGATACTTTAGTTGATGTATGGTTAGTAAATGATATTTCATCTAAAAACATAGATGACAGTTCTAAAAGTTTAATTATGATCGATGGTAGTTTAAATGTTGGAGATATATTTAATTGCGAAAATATTAAATGGATTGTAACTAAAGTTGAGCCATATGAAGAAATATACATAAAGGCAAGAGTTGACAAAATCAATAACATTCTTAAATTCTATAAAAACCACATTTTATTTCAAGTTCCTTGCATTGTTAATAAGGGCGATATGAATATGGATGAAGCTAAGTTTATATCAATTGCCGCAGATGAGTATATTATGGTTTGTCCTAATAACTCTGATAGCTTAAATATTGATTTGAATACTAGGTTTATATTAACTGGTAGTGCTTATAAGGTGCTTGGTATTGATAATATCAGTAATGTTGGGTTGCTAAATATTAGGATTAAGGAAGACGTTGTAATTGAAGATGATAATTTAACTTTGGGCATCGCCAATTATTACAGTAGTCAGATTATCATTGATACAAGTACTGAAGATATTACAATTAGTCCACTAAGCACTACATTAAGAGTTGGTAAAAGCGTAACTTATGCAGCAAGGTTTACTGATGGTGGTATTGAAAATAACTTAATTCATTTTAATTGGGAAATAACCAATGTTGATAGAAGTGATGATATTTATGCGGAAGCCATGCCTAATCATTCTAACAATACTTGTGTAATTACAGCCAAAAATTCTTATTCTGCAATTGGTAAAATCATAAATATAAAAATTTCGTTAGTTGAAAATCCAACTAGATTTATTGTAAAACAATTTAATATAACGAGTTTGGTATAGGGAGGCAAAAATGAGATTAAAAGAATTATCTGATTATAAAAATAAAATTATCTCTAAAATTATTGATAATGAAAACTTAGTAAAAGCATTATCTAATAATACAGAGGATTTTTTAGACCAGCCTCTTATATCTGATGTAACAAGCATTATATATAAAAATGTTTTTCCATATAAATATATACCTTCGGCACAAGAAACAGCAAGTTCATATATCACAATGGCGTTTACAAATTTTTCACCGCAAAACAGAGAATTCAAAGTCGGAAATATCTATTTCTATATAATATGCCACAATAATTTATTAAAAACTAATTATGGCTGTCTTAGGTATGATTACATAGTTAACCTTATAGATGAAATATTTAATGACACTGGAAATATAAGTATTGGGGATTTTAAATTTGATTCTATGAGTGACTTTCAGGTAGATAGTAATCATATAGGATGTTGGATTTGCTATGAAGCAAGGAGTTTTAACTAATTTATAATATGGAAAAACTTAGATTATTAGCAAATCTACCTGTTTATGTTGATAAAATCCCTATATATTCTCCTACTCTTAAAAGCATTGCAGAAATAGGTAAAAAAGAATATTCGTTTTTTTTATCTAGCTGTATCATCACCAAAGATATATTAGTAGATAAAGATATGTTTCACGACATAAGTGATTTTGAAATATTAACTCATATGTGCCTTAAAAGTAATTTGTATCCAACATTTATTAATTCTTTATTTTATTTCACCAAGTTAGAATTTAGCATGGCAGAACTTAATAGTAAAGAGCTAGTTTTTATGTGCGATGACATTGAATTAAATAAAACTAATTATCACTCATTTATCGAAAATATAAAATATGTTAATAGATTAGAAGTTCAAGAAACTAAAGAAATGGACGAATTTGATAGGCGTTGTGCAGAAGCAGAGAAAAAGATTCAAGAACATGCTGGTAAAGATGATCAGCCAGAGCTAGAAGATTTAATTTCCGCTGTAGCTAATATGGATGGAAATGGTCTTAATATAATGAACATTTGGGGTCTAAATATCTATCAATTCTATGAACAATTACAAAGAGGTCAATTGAAAGAACAATATAGATTGGCTATGAAACAATTGTTAGCTGGAGCAAAACCAGAAGAAATAACAGTTGAATCATATTTCAAAACAATTAAATAAAATATAAAACAGGAGGTATTTAACATGGCACTCGGACAAAAACAGATCTGGGCTAAAGTTCTTGATTTTACAATTCAAGATTATACTACTAAGGCTGTTGTAGCACAGGTAAAATACGCCACAGATGCTAGTATATCTGAAGCGTATGAAAAACTAGAAATAAAAGGTGGAAGTGATAATCAGATTCAATATACAAATTATCATTCACCAACAGCTAAGTTTTCTGCAAAATTACCATTGATAGATGACAATATAGTTGCAGCTAAAACAGGTGCTTCCAATGTAGTTGGAGCGCAGACAAATGCTTTTGATGACACTTTTACTGTAGATGCAACGGCTGGAACAATTACCTTACCAGTTACGGGCATTGTAAGTGGTACATTGAAAGTTTACAATGTTGATATTGATGATAATCTAGGTACAGAAGTAACTGCGGTAGCTTCAGCACCAACATTGGAACAGTATTCTATTACTGGAAGTGTTCTTACTTTTAATACTGGTAAAAAGGGTACTAGAATGTTAGTTATTTGTGACTATACAACTGGAGCTACTGCTAGTGGAGTTAAAATGATAAGTGGTAAACTTCCAAAGCTTATTAGAATCACAGCTAAAACTAAAGTTGAAGATAAGTCTGGTAATATTGCTATTAAAACTATAATCATAGAAAAGGCTAAACCCGATCCAAATTTTGAATTCGCAACTAGCACATCTGCCGCAAGTTTGGCATTTGATTGTGAAGTATTTGGTTACACAAACGATGATGGAGATGATCAATTCTTCAATCTAGTAACAGACCCAGAACTTGACGTATAAGAGGTGATATTATGACAAAATTTCTTGTTTATTGTCATCCAGCAGTTCCGAGTATAGGTATTAAAACTAATACGTGGTACTCGTTAGAAGAGTTGCAATTAAAGTATAGCTTAGAGCATATTAAGTGCTTTTTTCACCCTGCTAACTTCGGTTGGGAAGAACTTGAACCTGAAACAAAACCAATAGTAAAAACATCAAAATAATCTAAAATATAAAATAGGGAAGTGTATAAAAATGATTACTTCCCTATTTTTAATTCTTATAAAATAATCTACGAATACAACGAGATTTCTTCTCGTTTCTATAAAATTCAAAACAATTTTAAATATTAATCAAACGAAGATTTTATCAAATTTTCAAGTTTTCAACACCTACAGCCACAAGGCTTTCGATTTTTTAACAAATTCAAAAACATAAACAAAAATATAAATAAAGGAGGTAATTAAATTGAATCAAT